GGGACGTCACAGTCCTTCAGGGCGAGATGGCGACGGCGCAGGCCGACATCAACGCTGTGGAGGGGGACGTGACCACCCTTCAGGGCGAGATGACCACTGCCCAGGGCGAGATCAACACGCTCCAAGCGGACATGGCGACGGCGCAGGCCGACATCAACGCTGTGGAGGGGGACGTGACCACCCTTCAGGGCGAGATGGCCGCCGCACTAGCCGACATTCTCGCGCTCGAAACGGACGTAACCGACCTCATGCAGGTCACGCTGTCGAGCGGCATCGCCGCAGGCGGCGACATCAGCGTGAACGGCGGAAGCCCGTCCGCTATCGACATCTCGCCGTTCATCGGGTACATCACCGATTTCACGGCCGACCCGTTCAACCCGAGCATTACACGCGTGGACTTCCCCGGCGCGACCGGTATCGAAATGGACGCCGGAGCACTCGGGCGCACTATCACGTCATGGCTGATGGACGCGAATCAGGTCATCACGCAAGTCCCGTCGCCAACATCGAACGAGCAACGCCGGACACACATTCGGCTCGGACTCACGGCGCAAGTCGGCGGCATCATCACGATTGATCAGTCGCTACCGGTCATCATGCAGCAACCCGCAAACCAACTCTCTGACCTTCTAGTGTCGCTCGGCCCGTTCCGTATCAGCGGCGCGCTAGTCACGCCCAACGGCGCGAACCTCATGGTCAATGTAAGCGCCGGAACCGTATTCTCGCAGGCGTTCAACCATTTCGTTGGTCCGGTGCAGACGAACAACCCGCACGTGTCCGCTACAGCAGCACAGACCCCGGCACAGTACCGCTACACGACGAGCACGAGTACAACCTTCGGCGTCTTGCGCAACACGATCGACGTCGCCAACTACGCGCCCGGCGGCGTGATTACGCCGATCCCCGGTGGCGCAGGGACTTCGACCATTCACCGTGTTTATCTGTTCCCTGCGAACGCGGCCGTCGATCAGCTCATCATTCAGTACGGCGCTAACACCTATTCGAGTCTGGCGAATGCTGTCGCGGCTATCGGCTCAGGCGTGTTCACGCCGAACCCGATGCTCGCAGACGCGGCACTCGTCGGATACATCGCCGCGACACGAACGGCTGCGAACCTGTCCGATCCTGCGCAAGCCACGCTCGTCAACGCCGGTAAGTTCGCGACACCATAAGGAGGTTCCCATGCCCGTCATCAATCCTTTCGCACCCGCAGCAGTCGGCGGCGCAGAGGGGTTCGGCCCGTGCGCGGCGTGGCCTACGCTGTGCACGAACTACCCTTCCGAAGCTTCGGCCGCTCAGATCGCCGACGCCGAATGGATCGCCACCGAAATCCTGTGGGAAGGCTCGAAGAGTCAGTACGGGCTCTGTTCTGTGACGCTCCGGCCGTGCCGGAAGGATTGCTCCCCTGCGTGGCCATGGATTCCGTCGAGCGGCTGGTATGACGTCGGCGGGATGTCGTGGCCTTACCCGGCACCGGCGCTCGTCGGCGGGAAGTGGTTCAACATCGCCTGCGGTACGTGCGCGTCCGGCTGCTCGTGCACGTCGATCTCGGAAGTGAAGCTTCCGTACCCGGTCGCGAACATCACTGAAGTCAAGGTAGACGGCGTCGTGCTGCCGACGACGGCGTACCGGGTCGACGACTGGCATCTGCTCGTGCGGCTTGACGGGCAGGACTGGCCGCGCTGCAATGACCTCAATCTCGACGACACCGAACCGGGAACCTGGTCGGTGACGGCGCAGTACGGCAAGGCCGTGCCGCGTCTTGGGCAGATGGCGGCCGGGCAGCTCGCAACGGAGATCGTGAAGCGGTGTGTCGGCGCGGGCGACTGCCTACTGCCTGAGAGTATGGTTCAGCAGATCACCCGGCAAGGTGTGACGAAGGTGTTCTTCGACGCGAAGTCGTTCTCTGCCGGTCGTACCGGCCTCTATTGGGCAGATCTGTTCCTGAACCGCAAGAACCCGTCAAACACCGGAATCGCGACGATCTTCGACATTGACGGCGAGCACGCTCGGCGGGTGGGCACGTAATGGGACAGAGCAACGCGAACCCGTTCGCCGTATTCGACATCGCTATGCACATCAAAGATTGCGTGCTCGAACGGCTTGCGACCACGACGGACGGCGTTCCCGATCGGGCGTGCGTGATCTCGGGCGAACTCGCGTGGGATGAATGCGAGTGCGGACAGCTCACAGTCGCCATCGCGAACGAGTACGAGTCGAACGGAACGGCGATCCCTCGCGCCGGAGCGGAGAACCCGGGACGACGTTCGTGCGGCCCCCCGCTGTACGTGGCGAACTATGTCGTGACGATGCTGCGATGTGCGCCGACTGGCACGAATACCGCACCACCCACGTGCGACGAGCTTGAAACCTTCGCGCGCGGGGCGACCGAAGACGCATGGGCGGTTCGTACGGGCGTGATCTGTTGCCTTGACGAAGCGATCTCGACGCGCCTCCCCAACGGCACGTATCTGTACCGAGACTTCGTCGTAGGCACGCAGACGCGCGTCGGCCCGCAAGGTGCGTGCGGCGGCTCGGCGCTGCCCGTGTCCGTCACGATCGACAACGGCTGCTATCCGTGCGAGGTCAGCTAAGGGGGCGACATGGCGACAGTGCGAGTCACGAACCGTGTGAACGTCAACTACGTGCGCACCCGCGTCGCCCGGCCGGGTGGCCCGCTGGAAAACCATCTTGCCCTCATGGCGATCGCTGTGCAGTCAGCCGCGAAAGAGCGCATCCGGCAGTCGCCGACGCGCATCGACACGGGCAACCTGCTGAACTCGATTCAGATCGTAATCTATTACCGCAACGGAATGCCGATCGCGCGCATCGGGACTGATGTCGAGTACTCCATGTACGTGCATGAAGGCACGATCTACATGGAGGCGAACCCGTTCCTACGCGACGGCTTGATTCGCGGCGTGCAGCAATTCAGTTAATCGGTGCTAGGATTCGCGCATGGATTTCACAACCCGTAAGAATAAGCTGGATTTCACGGTCGACGGGCAGAAGTTTCAGACGAAGAATGCCATCGCATCAGGGATCATCTTCCGACTGCAAGGTACGTTCGCGAAGCTCGGCGAGAAAGACGAAGCGGCGTCGCGCGGTGAAGCCTTCGAAGAACTGAAGGGCGTGTACTCGAAGATCCTGACGCAAGACGCGTGGGTCCGATTCGAACCGCTCATTGAAGGCACCGGAGCGGATGACCTCACACCCATCGACCCCATGACGCTCGTCGACATCACGCAATGGCTGATCGGCGAAGGACTGGGAAAAGAAGCTACGCCGCCGCAGGATTCCTAGCCGACTGGGCGGCGCATGACGAGGTGTGGCCCATGTTCGACGGTTGGTGCGCGTCGCAGAACGTCGACCCGCTCGAACTGCCTTGGGACCGGTGCCTGAACCTCGTCTACTTCTTCGCGACTCGGAATGCCTCAAAAGAGAAGAAACAGGAATTCGACGCCGCGATGTCCAAGCAGGTCACAGCTGACACGTTGCGCAAGATGGCTGCGACCAGGAAAGACGCTGTGAGAGCCACGCAGACGGCCGCAGAGACTCCGGGGGTACCCGAGGGTACCGATATCGCGCCACATCCTCGCCGCTCCGGGCTGCCGCCTCGCCCCGCTGGGTGGGGAGACGACGAAACAGTCACTCGGCAGGCGCTCGTTGCAGCTCAGTCACTCAAAGTAGGTGAAAGGACACGACGATAAGCAAGGTAGCCTAAGGTGACACTACGGAGGCACCGTGTCTGATGCGCTGAGCCGGGCATACGTCGAGATCGAACCCGACTTCTCAGAATTCAACCGGATGGTTGACACCGGTCTCCGGCGTGCAACGCGTCAGATTGAATCGAGGATTCGCGGAGCGCTTGCGAACGTTGAAGATCGGTTCAGCAATCTGGGTTCGCAGATCACAAACATTACCGGTAATGCTTTCGGCGACATGGCACGGGACGCCGAAGATGCAGCCGACGACGTCACTAAAGCGCTTAGGGACATCGGACAAGAAGACGTCACGATCGATGTCGGTGTAGACGTCGACGGGAACGAGATTCGCGACGAAGTGCGCGACAAGGTGCGCGGCGTCAATGTGCCGCGTATCAACATCCCGATTGATGTCGACAGCGAAGGCACCTTCTCGCGGTTCCTGTCGTCGATCACAGGTGTGCGTCTGCCGGTTGCGGGATTCGCCGCGCTCGGTACGGCCGCCGCAGCCGCAGGCGCAGCCGTTGTCCAGTTCGCAGCTGCGCTCGCTCCGGCCGTGGGGATCGTCGCCGGACTTCCGGCCGCTATCGGCGTCGGCGCTGCTGCGATCGGGACGCTACAAGTCGCGACTGCCGGATTCGGCGATGCGATGGCAGCCGCGTTCGACGACACAGAAGCCTTCAATGCCGCGATCGAGAATCTGTCGCCGAACGCACAGGCAGCGGCCGAAGCTTTCCGCGCCGTAGTGCCGGAGCTTCAGGCGATGCAAAACATCGTGCAAGATGCCTTCTTCGCGGAATTCGACGCTGCGATCACGAACGTCGCAGGGACGCTCATCGGTCCTCTGTCCGAAGGAATGCGCGTCGCGGCTGCTGAGTCCGGCAACCTTGTTGCGGCGCTACTGAACGTCGCAGGTTCCGAGTCCGGCGTCAACTTCATCAACTCCAGTTTCGCCACGCTGAACGCCACGCTCGCGCAGTTGCAAGCACCGGTCGCGAACCTCTTCACGGCACTGCTCGATCTCGGGACGGTCGTCAATACGGCCTTCGGTGGCGAAGAAGCCGGAGCCGGACTCGCGGCGCTGATTCAGCAGTTCGCCGACTTCATCGCGCAGGCGAACGCGTCCGGCGAGTCGCTTGCTTGGGTCAATAACGCGCTCACAGTCTTCCAGCAGATCGGCGCGATCCTGTCGCCGATCGTCGGGATCATCGGCTCCATCGGCAGCGCAGCCGCCGCTACGGGCGGGAACATTCTCGGCGTTTTCGGACAGGCGCTGCAAGTCTTCGACGATTTCCTGGCGTCCGCGCAAGGTCAAGAAGTGCTCGTCACACTTTTCGAAGCGCTCAACCAAGTAGGCGCGAGTTTCGGCACCGTGCTCGCGAACATCGCTCCGGCGCTGCCGCCGATCATCTCGGGCATCTCGTCGATACTTGGCGTAGTTACTCCGCTACTCGGTCCGCTGTCCGAATTGGTCGGTTCTGTCCTTAGCGCGCTCGCGCCGATCCTGGGAGTCGTCGCGGCGGCGATTCAGCCGCTTATCGCCCCTTTGACAACGATTATCACGATTCTAGGTGAAATTCTCGTCGGTGCCCTAGAGTCCGTTATGCCTCTAATTGAGGTACTAGCGGATCTTTTGGGGTCTCAGCTCGCCGTCGTGCTCGAAGTCGTCGGCGCGGTGCTC